AACTGTCGAATCATCTAACATAACGATACCTGTTGCAGCTAAATTGGCGATATCATTGTCAATAGCCATAATGCTCGGTTTTTGATCGCTTAATAAAGCCCTATTTCCATCTACACCCCGCCCATTATCCAAACCACGGATAAATTCACCGCGCATGTCTGGTAATTGCCCTGACGGATATTTCTGTGCCAATTTTGGATAACGACGAGTATCAAACCGTTGTCCGTTCATGGCTAAGCAACCTGTTGGGACGGTAGAGAGCGGATAAGGGATAGGGATACCAACAAATAAATCATGTAAGGCATTAAAATCAGTGGCGTTGGCTTTTTTCCCGATTTCAGCGAGCAACGTCGCTTTTAAGTTTGCATCACCTGCTAATGCTCGTGCCAATTCTTCTAGCGTGTCCAACGCAGCAGGCGCAGAACCCACCAATGCGGCAATTGCGGTTTTCACAAATTCTGTCGTCGCAATTTGGGTGTTGTTGGTGTTTGGGTTGGCAGTAGGGGCTGTTGGGACACCTGTGAACGCAGGGCTAGCTTTTGGGGCGTAGCCTGTGCGGTCTTGGTTGATACCGTCCACTTGGTATTTTAAATATTTGGTTCGATTGGCGAGCTGTTTTGCTTGAATGTTAATTACGCCAAGCTCTCCGCCTAGCACCTTATCTTGTTTTTCAATGAGATAAATATCTTCTTCCCATTGTTGTTGCTCAGTAATTTTTCCCATTTATACTTCTCCAAAAGTAAAGTTTCCGTCGAAATTGATCTCGCCATTCCATCGATGGCCTGCCCGTGTAAAATTGAATGCAACCAAATGACAGCGTGCAGGGGCATTTTCATTTAAAATTCGCCGCACTTGTTTTGATTCTTCAATAGTAATAGGCTGATATAGCACAATTTTGTATTCTGCCCAGTGCATTTCTTCATGCTCAAAGGCTTCTGATCCATCAAAATTTAGTTCGCCATTCCATGTTTTAAGTGATTGGTTTTCGATAATATCGACTTCGCCATAACCCACCGATTTCATGACACGGCGAATCGCCGAAATTGTCCCTTTGTGCTTGTGAATGTGGATGCTATTTAAAATGGCTTGTCGTTTACTTTCCTCGCTCCATTCGTCATCCCATTCGTCCACGGAAAGCGACCAAGCAAGCCATGGCAATAGGTTTATAGGGCAATTTTCAGCACTCCATAAGAGGCGAATAGGCACAGGAATTTCCGCAATGGCTGAAAACGTATTCGATAATTGTTTTTCTAGCTTGCTCGACCCGATGGGCAAGAGATAGCTATTCATCTCGACCACCTACATTGATTTGAATTTGTGAGCAATATGCAGCTTGGTGAGGTTGTACAATTAAATCTGCAAGCGGTTGTGTCAGTTTCACGTTCTGTACACCTTCTTGGTGTAAGGCTGAATAAATACCTGAAAGCGTAATATCAATGCCAAGCAAGTGTTGCTTATTTGCATAATGGGTGATGGCTTGATTAACATTTGCCATGACAACACTTTCTAGTACAGTTGGATAAAGTGTGAGGGTAGCTCGAATTTCATAAGGTAAAATCACCGCACTTTCGACTAATACCGTATCGGTCAGTGGGCGAATATGCTCGGCATTCAGCTGTTCTTTTATCGCATTAATTAAATTACTGTCGGCTGTGCCTTGTCCCTCTGTTGATAATATAGCAACTTTCACCGTACCTGCAGTTGGACTTGTTACATCAACGTCTTTTATTTTTGCAGAGGTAGAGAGCGCATGAAATTTATAGCTTGCACGACTACCAGCCGTAGTTAAACCTTCTAATGACATTTGAATACGTGTGCGAAAACGTTCATCATCTTCATATTGGGTGGGTATAGGCGGGTGAGCGTTTAAATCTTCCGCTTGAATGATTAATCGCTTAATGCCGAATAATGCCCCTAATTGATCTAAATCTGAGCCTGTCGCATAGGCAAGCATTACGGCTTTAGCAGATTCATTAATATGCGTTCTGAGTAATAATTCTAAATAAGCATTTTCTTCTAGCAATTTCACTACAGGTTCGCTTTCTAATTGTAATCGAGCCTGCCAATGTTGGCGCATATCGTCATTTTCTTGTAATGACAAGAATTTAGCTTTTCGTTGAGCAAGTAAAGTTTCATAACTGAGTTCTTGCACAACTTTTGGTACAGGCAAATTGTTCAAGTCAATAATATTGTTCATGATTTATGGCCTAATAAAAGATGGTTTTCTTTGATATGTTGCTGATATTGCCCGCGTGCGACATAACTTGCCACAATGCCACCTTCAACCAATTCAGGTTTAAATTGTGTGATCTGTACTCGAGGTTCCCAACGATTAATCGCTGTAACAGCGCAAGCCGCCAGTTGTAATAACAATGTGTGGCTAATAGGGCGGTCAATTAGCAGGGGAATTAAACTGCCATATTCACGCCGCTGAATACGTGAGCCAACAGGGGTTAGCAAAATATCGGCAATGGATTGTTTAATGTGGTCGCTTTCGTTTTTTAATGTTTCGCCAGTGTATCGATTCATTATTCTGGTTTTCCTGTTTTACTTGGGCCACCTTGTACGCCACCGTGTTTGTGGTTAATTTGACTGATTCCTCCTGCAGTCATGTCGCCAGTACTTGTTACACTCCCTTCAATTTTTACATCGCCTTTAATTTTTACTGTCGGACAAAAGATTTCGATTTGTTGGCTTGCGTTGATAAAGGCGGATTGAATTCCGAAAACATTTAGTCGTCCGCTTGCTTGGTTGTATTCAATCATCGCACCGTCAGCAAATTCAATAACGTGTTCATCTGGTGATTGGCTTGGGCTATTTTGTGTGTAAAGCCCAACTAATATGCAGGCAGTAGTAAATTCGCCACTGACCGATAACATCACACATTGTTCGCCCACAGTGGGAGGCGACCAGGTTTTGGTTGTGCCTGCACGAAATGTAATAAATGGTAAAAATTCTGTCAGAATATCACCGCTCTTTACGCGAGCACGTGCGGTGGCGTGATTCACTTCAGCGATCACCCCAAAGCGGATAATGTTGTCTAGTTTTCGTTGTAATTCGGCAGACATAGGCATTCACAGTTAAAGAAAATGCCTTATTGTTGGCAATATTGTGTGGTGTGGCGAGTGGGGGAGTGTGTGGAATAGTAGGTAACAAAAAAGGGCTTGCGCCCTTTTATTATGCTCTATCCCACATGGAACTCCGCGCTCTTGCTTGGCGTTGGTTTTCGATGCGTTGTATTTCTTTTGCTACTTGTTGTGCAATGGCTCGTTCGTCCATACCTTGTGCGGCATTGATGGTGATATTTACGCTCATTGGCTGATTGGATTGCGTCATCATCGGACGAGCGGAAATGGGGGCGCGAGTATCCACTTGCACAGGGGCAGCCGTTGCAACGCTGATCCCCAATCCGCCCGCAATCAGTGCTTGTTTGCCGTAATTAAGTGCATTAAGCGTATTTACACCAAGTCGAGATGTGGCTTCTTTGGTCATCACGTATTCGCCACCGTGGACAATGCCCATGGGTTCATATTTGCCGCCATTACCGGTGTAGCCGCCTGAAGAATACATATTCGAATCAGAAAGTGCATCGAGTGTTCTTTCAGTTATACTTCCTGATTTGATAACCTTGTTTGTTTCTTCATTTCTTGATTGTTTGGCATTTTCAACAATTTTTGCTCCCGCTTGAATACCTGGCATATTATCGATTACCCATTTAATACCATCCATGAGTAGCTGTAATGGTTTGAGTGCAAAATCAATACCTGCAGCTATCCATTCGCCAAATTGTTTGCCTGCACTGGCTGCAGCATCTAAATCTTCTTTGGTGCTTTGTACTGGAGACAATAAATCAGTAAACCATTTCACCGCTTTTTCAATCCAGCCAACGACAACACTAAATGCGGTGCCAAGCGGTTGGAATTTTTCAAGGACGGGGGCGAGACCTGATTTTAAGCCCTCCCAAAAACCGCCGAAAAAGGCTTTGATTGGATTCCAAAATTTATAGATAAGTAATGCGGCTGCAGCGATAGCAAATCCTGTTGTAGAAAATGCAAAACCTAACAATTTGAGTGGTGATAATAATCCACGGAAAATAGAACCGCCCACAGAAGCCATAGAAGATTTAAACTTAGGCAATAATATATTTAATTTTGAAAGACCTAAAAATAATCTTGCAACGGGATATAAGACAAAACTTAGAATTGTGGCAAATGCACCAAAGATAGTAAGCGAACCACCAATTGCGCCAATAAAAATCATTAAATTAGATGATAATTTGGGATGTGCAATTATCCAATTTCTTATGGTTTCGACGATGCCACCAATTTTTTTCATTAGGTTATCTAATGTTGGCGCAAGCGCGTTGCCAATAGTCGCATTGAGATTGAATAATTGATTTTTGAATATACCCCATGTGGATGAAAGGGCTTTCATTCTTGTATCAAACTCGCGCCCCATTGAACCTTTGGCGGCTTGGCTATTTGCGAGTTCAATTTGTCTGCGCCATTCTTCGGTATTAGATGCTAATAAAGCAAGTGTTTTCGTATGTTCTGTACCGACGAGATCAGCAATAAAGCCAAGGCGTTTTTGCTCTGGCATTTTCTTCACTGTTTCTACAATTTTCATTAATGTGCCTTGAGCATCTTTCGCCATGCCTAATTCTACTTGGCTTGCATCTAATCCCATGGCTTTTAATGCTCCTCGCACTGGTTTTTTCTTCGTTGCAGATGAAAGGCGAGTAAAAATGGCATTGACTGCAGTGGCTGAGTCTTCTTCTCCCGCACCAGCTGTTTGTAGTGTTGAACCCAATGCGGCCATATTTTTCTCGGTGATTTTTGCAATGCCAGAAATACCTGATACACGATTCATAAAGCCAATAATTTCTGTACCTTTAGAGATCGCATTGTCGTCTAAATAATTGATTGCATCTGCCAGTTCGCGTGATGCAGCAGAAGATAATTTAAAGTTTTTGGTTACTTTGCCGTATTGTTCAACCAATTCATCAGGATTTGCTGCATCAAAGGCTGTCGCCATTTGGGTGTTTAATCGCACAAATTCTTCTAATTGTTCTTTTGGTACATCCATACGTGCTGCAGATTCAATCATGTTTGCAATTTGTACGGTGGTTAATGGCAATTCAGTGGATAACGATTGAATTTTGTCTTTCCATTGTTCAAATTCGGGCGTTAGGTTTCCTGCATCATCTTTTAACCCTTGAACTTGACGTGCTACACCCAGCATAGCATCTTCAAATCCCATAAAATCCCGAACTGAATTTGCCAATGGTGCAGTCATTGTTGCACCTGCAGCTGTTGCCTGTGCACCAATGATTTGTGCTTTACCACTGATATCTTTAAGTTTCTCAACTTGTCCACGGTATTGATTATAAGCGGCCTGTTTTGCGTTGAGTTTTTTCAATGCGGCTTCTTGATTTTTAATTTGATCCGTTGCGCTTTTGGTGTTTTTCTGTAGCTCTCTTTGTTTTTGCGCGAGTTTTTCTGCGGAAATGCCTGATTTTGCTAATTCTTGGCGTGCTTGCTGTAATTTATTTGCTGCATCAATTTGTTCTTGCTTGAGTTTTTTTACCGCACTTTTCGCTTTCTCTACTTCCTTTTGAAAGCCTGCAGTAGGATATTGAGCATTCTTCATATATTGAGCATAAGATGCCGCTTTTTGTTTGGCTTGCTCTAGTTCTTGATTCAGCGAATCTAATTTTGATTTTAATGGGTTGATAGCAGAAGCATATTGTTTCATTGCAGCTTGATGCTGCTTATTTTGCTGATTTAGTTGTCGCTGAATCGATTTACTTTCTTTTAGTTTTGCCGATAGCTCATGAACGCTTTTAGATGCACTGCGAACTGGAGCCGACATTTTATCAATCGCATTTAATAAAACTGAAAGTTGTAAGTTGTTCATAAAATACTCGCTTTTTGTTGACAAATATTTGTTTTAGGCTTGATAATTAAGAAAAACAGAAAGGAGAAATAGCAATGATGGCACTACTTTCATTAAGCGTTTTTGGTATTGCACTATTCGGTCTTGGTATCGCATTTGGTGTGATCTCATTGCCTGTTATGGTATCTGGAATTATTGCTGCACCATTAATTTTTCTCTATATGATGATGCTAGGATCTATCTTATGGCTAGCTGAAATTAATATTTTTCTAGGACTTTCAGCGTTTGCTTTTTATCTTTTCTGTATTTGGAAATGGAATCAATATTTGAAAGCTAGACAGTCAACTGCTCAATAATCAAATCTTCAATTAAATCCACGTCACTTTCCGAAAAACCCAGCAATTCACGCTGGGCATATTGCACTTTGAAATCTTTATCTTTAGATGGGCTAGCGCTTAAACCGTATTGATGCACTGCAGCAATGGCGGCACTTGAGCCATTAAACCCCACTGAAACTTCGTTCCCATTTGACCGCACTTTTAAATATCGGGCGGTGCGAAGTTTGGCGAACATGGCTTTGCGTTTGATTCGTCCTTTCTTTTTTCCAAATTCTTTACGTGGTTTTCTCGGTTCAAAGGCAGAACCATCGGGATTTTGTTGGCGTGCAATTCGGTTCGATTGGCTTTTTCGTAAGGCTTGCCCGATTTTTCGCCCAAGCTGTCTGCGCGCCTGTGGAGAAAGATTGGCAATAAGTGCGGTCAATTTTGCATGAACTTCTTCTACTGTAGCCATTAGACGATATCACCCTCAAAAATTAATGATTCCCAGTTTTCCAAATAGACTTTTACTCGGTTTGGTTCATCCCATACGGGTTCTTTTGCGTAATGGATCTGCACGTTATTCCCATCTTTTTTCGATACGACACGTTCAGTGAGTTGGATTTCGAAGCTAATATCTGCGGTGTTGTTATTGTTGTAATCCACCTGGAATTTAAACGCATTCTCTCGAATTTGTGGATTTTCTAATATTTCAGGTTGATTTGTGCGCAGATAAGCCATCATTGGCACAATCAAGGTGGCAATATCGCCTGCATAATCAGTCACCACGACATTGAGTGTGTAACGATATTCAAAACTAAATGATGCGGCACCCGTTGCGACGATTTGCCCACCGTCCACATAAAGTTGTAGATGGTCTGGGTTTTTTACAAAATCGGGGTGACTTTGTTCAAGGATTTTGCGCAGTTGGTTGGGTTTTTTCATTTATCAATCGGCTTTGTCAGTTCAATTTTATAAAGTGGCTCATAACTAATATTCATCATTTGCATAGTTGTTACTGCCAAACTTATAAAAGCCTCAACAATATCTAAGCAAAATTCAGGAATAAAATTTCTAGTAACAATTCCAGGAGTTTCAAGATTCATGTTTACGTAAACTGGCACACCATAAAAGCGACCGTAATGCGTAAATTCTTCTTTCAATTCTTTTTTGCTGTAAATTTTGAAAAACATGATTCACCTACTTTCTAAATTGTTGTTGGCGTTTTTCTTCAAGTTCTTGGCAAGTCACGCAACGTGTTACTCCTTGAATCATTTGTCTACGCTTTTCTGGGATGGGCGCATCGCAATCTTCACAATAAAGGCGACTTACTGCTTTAAAAGTGCGGTGTTTTTTCAAGGCGATTTCACGTTGCATTTCTTCGAGCTGTTGTGCTCGGTCGAATTGATCTGTCATGGCTGTTCCTTTTTATTAAATTCATCCATGCATTTTTTTAAACTCGAGTTTTCAATGATGCATAAATCAAGGTGGTGCTGTGTCTGTAAATAGGCTTCGGCTAATTCGCCATTGGTGCGAATTTGTGGCGAATATGCACTGCACTCAGTGGTTTGCGGACAAAGAATCGGTGATTTAATGACTTCCTGCTGAGTTGAGCACGCGTTTAACATCATCAGGCAAAGGGCGGTCAGCCCAATCTTGGTTTGATTTAAGTACATTTTTTAAATCCTGTGTTTGTTGATTTTGGTTTGCTTTGAGGTTATTTACTGCTTGGATGAGCTGTGCTTGCTGTTCGGCAAAATTTTGAACGCTATGATTTAACTCAATGTAAGAGTTTTGCCATTTCAGTTTTAGCTGTTCTTCTTTGAGCATTTCTTTTCGCCAATAATTAGACTCAAACCCCAGAAAAATAATGAGGAGTACAAGCAGTATTGGCCCGATAAGTAAAATGCCTCGTTCTTTTGCGGTTAAGAAATTAAACATAGGTTTTTCTCCTTTTGACGGCGTTCAATTAATCCTTTTAGCGGTTTTCCTGCTGCATAAATCCAACGCTCAAACTGACTGCACATAGCTTTGCTGTAGCCTTGGCGTGCCATTTTAAAAAGTGAGCTATTTTTTAATTTGCCACATCCTACGTTAAAGGTGATGGAAACTAAGGCATCAAATGCACCTTGCGGCATGGTTTGACCGTTGGCATATTGATTAACGCATTTTTCTGATTGTTTAATGCCCTTTACGTATAACTCGGCAATTTCTTGTAAGGTGTAAATTTTATTGCGGTCAATTTTTTCAATGGCATCGGTTATGCCTATGCCGACTGTTAAAACATCAGCAGGGCATTGATAGGGCTTTTTCATGCAACCTTCTGCATTGCCAATCAGTAACAAGCCTTTTTCGGATGTTCGAATTTCATTCCCATGAGTGGCAATCACCAGTCCAACAACGGCGGATATGGCGCAGATGTATTTGGCAGAACGTTTAATCATGATGATGGATCCGTTGTTCGAGTTCTTTTTCTTTTAATTCAAAATCTTTTTTCTTGTAATACCAATTCACAAGAAAGGTCGCGACACCAATCACAATACCTGTAACCGATGCGACATCAGCCCAATTTACATTTGCGAACATATCGGCAATGCGTCCAATTAAGAAAGCGAATATTCCTGATGTGTAAGACGCTCTTGATGGTGTGTCGTGCATATCAGCTCCAAAGTTGAATCGTGTCATTTGCCACACTAAATTTTTCTGTATCAGCTTCTGGCAATATGACTGGGGTACCTATGGGAATAATGGGCTTATCCATTAAATGCGGATTGAGTTCGCATGTTATTTCGAGTAAGCCTTCACTTCGTCCAAAATGGCGATAAAGGATGGCATCTAAATTGTCATTTTGTTGTGCGTAAACTTGCATTAGATTAACTCCGCATCGACGCGTTTTCGGCCCAATATGTCGCTAATCGCAAAGCGAGCATCACGGCGTAATTCATCAATGCTGTCTTTGAGTAGTGCCATTTTCTTTTCGCCATCGTTAGTGCTGTCGTAGCTTGCATAGCGTTCATAAAGGTTTGCCAGAGCTAAGCAACTTACCGCACGTTTATAGCGATAAATCAGCACGCTTTCGCCGTTGATTGATGGGGCAGTGATCTGTTCTAAACTGTCGCGTTTGCTTTGTGTTTTAAACGTGGAGAGTTCTTCATTGACACTTGCCATTCCTTCAATCAAGGCATCTTGTAAGCGTTGTGAGGTAATGGTGCCGTCTGCACGATATTGATTACGAAATTGAGCAAGTGACATATCGGGGAAGAAACCGTCATTACTGATAATGTCATCTAAGGTATCGTAATCATTTAACTGTTGCTGTACTTCGCCCATTTCATAATCGGGGGCAAGTTTGACTGATATTGCGCCGTCGCTCATTGATTTACCCTTATAAAAAAAGTCGGGTGAGGATTAAATTAAGCACGGCCAATAAATCCGTCAGAATTTGACCGCACTTTTAATCCGCCCGACGGCTGCGTGGTTTGCTCTTTACCAAAACCGATTATTCATCGGCTTTGTTTAATTGCTTACGTAATTTTTTAATATCGCCTTTCACGCCAATTTTTTGATCTAAACCCAAAGCACGTTCTAAATATGCCAGTGCTTGTTCAGGGTTCTTTTCAACCAATAACAAGCCCAATTCACGCAATAATCGCGCACGGCTTTCATCAGGCATGTCGCAATCAGCGGTGATGCGTTGAACTTGCTCTAAGTAAGCCACTTCAAACGGTTTATTGGCGGCTTGTGCGGCTTTGGCTTGGTCGGCAAATTCTTCTGCCAACAAGGTGCCAAGTGTTCGGGTAAATGGCTCTGGCAAGCGTAAATCATGAAAGACGGCATAATCGGCAATCTGTAAGGCGAGATGATATTCGCCACAGTCAATTGCCCACACGCACCATGTCATCAAGACATTATCTTGTTTACCACTTCCGACCGATAACGCCCCTTCAATCCATGGTAGATAGTCAGGCAAAATTTGCTTTTTAAATGCGCCTTTGCGTTCCGTCGATTGGATGTTTTTTAGGTCCTTTCGATGGCGAGCAAGAATACGGCACATTTTTTCGTATTCCGTAAAGTCGCTTAGATCTTCGGTTTCTGCCGCATTAGCAATAGCGGCAGAAACTTCCAGAAAATGGCGTTTGGTTGGGCGCATTATTGATTCCGTTATGCTGCCACAGACGAAATAGGCTCAGGAGCTTCAAGAATGGTGATGTTTTTCGCCATGGCGACTGCCTCGTAGTTTTCCACAACGTAGGCTTCGTTTGACGATAAATAATCTTCCACACGATTGCGTTCTGGCACATCTTTTAAGTGACGACGCACTTTGCCTTCCTGCACGTAGATAGATAAGTTATCTAGTGAGGTAATTAACACTGTGCCTTTCGGGAAGAATGGCACAGATACGGCCTGTAACCCGCCTACACGTTTTTGGCTAATGACGGTATCGCCTGCCAAAATTTCGCTTGGTTTTTCTTGGTTGATTAATGGGAAATATTTATCGGCTAATAAGTCGCTACCCATGATTGCAACCAGTTTTGTGTCGTCACGGTATTGTGCTGGGATGAAATCTTCTTTTAATGCAAAGACAAGGGCATCAAGGTTTTTATAGGTTTTACTTGCACCGATTTCGATTTTGCCACTGCTTTTTTCAATTTCTTTTAACACACGTGCTTTGGCTTTATCTTCGATTTGGAATAACCAACCCTTATTCACATCTTGCAATAATGGATGTTCTGTGCGGTTTGTGGTTGCGGCTACACTTGTGCCATTCCAACCGATCATGATACGGTCTAATGCAATGCGTTCTGCTTTGAGTTTGCCAACGCGTGCAGCGAAATCAGGGAATTTAGCCCAACTGTCTAAGGTTGGATAATTTAAATGCGTGTCAAAGTTGGTTTGTTCGCAAGAATAGGTGTTTTCTTGCAAGCTGTGAATGTCTGTAGTTTCACGTGCTTTGGTGTTGGTGTCAGTACGGCTTGCCACAGGCGAAAGCACGCCTAAACGTAATGCGGAACCTTTCATTTCTTGCACCATCACGACATTGATGCGTTTTAAGAAATCAGAACTTTCAAGTACGGCATTTTCTAATTTTTGTTGAATAGTTGGCTCAACGGTAAACTGACCGCCATTCGCAACGAATGCCACATCTTCGCCGTTATCTGCTGCAACACCAGCTACATAAGCATTAAATTTTTGTTTGGTAAATTTATTCATTTGGTTTTTTCCTAAGATAAATTAAAAGAAGCGGCCGTCAGTTTTAGGTTGTTCACCGTAAACTAAAGGGCGAGGATTTTCGGGTTCAACAGGCTTTTTGAGTTCTGCGAACGTTGCTTGGATTTCTGCATTACCTGCTTTAATTTCTTCAATTTCGGTTTGGTGATTTTCCAAATCGCCTTGAAGTGCGGTCAATTTTTCCAAGATTTCTTTGGTTTGTTCCGCTAAAAGCTCAATGGCTTGTGTTTGATCAGAAAAACGTTCATCGTCGGTTTTTTCTTTTTTCGCAAATAACGATTTGATTTTTGTGAATATTGATGGATGGTCTAATCCATTCCAACCTTCGAAATCTAATTTGGTTTCAATGGCTGCAGTGAAAAGGTTTTCGGCTTTTTCCTTGCGGTTATTAAGTGGATTTGCGCTTGCACCAGCAGAAAATACCAACATTTCGGTGCCAAGGCTTGCTGGATTATCAGTTACAGCTAAACCAACTAAGTAAGCTTCACCAGTGTCGGCAAAATTCGGATCGCACTCAATAGAGGTGTAGATTTTTTGACGGTCTTTATTCAGTTTGATTAAATCGTCCGTTGGGTCGATTTGAGCCAGTAACTGCAATTTACCTTCAGCGTTTTCTTCCGTTTTTAAACCAACCACATCACCATAGCATTTTGAGTGCGGATCATCGTTCCACATATAACGCCATTTAATGTGTTCAAGATTAACGCGTGCACCGTATTTTTTAGGGTCATAATTTGCCGCCATTTGTTCAATCCAAGTGCGATTGATTGTGCGACCGTCTGTAGTTGCTCCTTCCGTTGCGACTACAAACCATTTTGAAGTTTTTGCCATTGCTTATCCTTTGTTTGGTTTGATTCAAAGATTGCCATTATTCTGAAAGGTTTAATTTTGGTGGTCTATGAGTTGCTTTTGTTGTATGCCGATTCACAGAGCAAGCGGAAAGACTAACATTCGCCCCCTTTCTATTATGCGGTTGTAAATAGAAAGGATTAGGAATGGACGAACAAGTTATTAATCAACCTTCCCCCGAAGTGACAGCGGAAATCAAACGTAAAGCACAGCAGATGTATTTCAGTGGTTATAAAATCGCTGAAATATCTCGACAGCTTGATATTCCTGCATCAACGATTTCCAGTTGGAAAGACAGAGAAAAGTGGGACGATATTGCGCCTGTCGGTCGGGTTGAATTGGCATTAGAGACAAGATTGAATCTGCTCATCGCAAAAGAAGAAAAGAGCGGTTCAGATTACAAAGAAATTGATTTGCTCGGTCGCCAAATGGAAAGAATGGCGAGAGTGAAAAAGTATTCTTTTGGCGATGGTAACGAAGTAGATTTGAATCCCAAACTGGCTAATCGTAACAAAGGCGAACGGAAGAAAGCTGAACCGAATGCCATTGATCAAGAGCAAGAAGAATCTCTGATTAATGGCTTTCTTGATGGAATGTTTAATTATCAGCGAATTTGGCACAAGGCGAAAGAACATCGAATCAGAAATATTTTAAAAAGCCGACAAATCGGGGCAACGTATTATTTTGCTCAGGAAGCCTTTGTTGATGCTTTGACTACTGGTAACAATCAGATTTTCTTATCTGCCAGTAAAAAACAAGCCTTACAGTTTCGTTCGTACATTGTGAACTATGCTAAGCGGACGGCAGATGTAGATTTAAAGGGCGAAACCATTCGCTTACCAAATGGTGCGGAATTGATTTTTTTGGGAACGAATTCTGCTACAGCTCAATCCTACCACGGCAATTTATATTTTGATGAAATTTTCTGGGTTACTAAATTTGAAGAGATTCGTAAAGTGGCATCTGCTATGGCGTCTCAAAAAATGTATCGCCAAACTTACTTTTCTACGCCTTCTACAATTGCCCATTCGGCTTATGCTTTTTTTTCTGGCAAAGCTTTCAATCGAGATCGCCCAAAATCAGAAAAAGTTGAAATTGATATTTCTCATGAAAATTTAAAAAACGGGAAATTTTGTGCAGATAGCCAATGGAAACAAATTGTGAGTATTTATGATGCGATGGAGGGGGGCTGTACTCTTTTCGACATTAATAATTTGATTGCAGAAAACAGTAAAGCTGAATTTGAACAATTATATCTATGTCAATTCGCTGATGATAACTCGTCAGCGTTTAAATTTGGCGATCTGCAACTTTGCCAGGTGGATAGTTTGGAAGAATGGCACGATTATAAGCCATTTTATCAACGCCCATTCGGCAATCGTGAAGTGTGGTTAGGTTATGACCCTGCTTTTACTGGCGACCGTGCAGCCTTAGTGATTGTTGCACCGCCGAAAGTGGAAGGGGGCGATTATCGCGTTTTACATAAACAAACTTTTCATGGTATGGATTACGAAACACAAGCAAGCCGCATTAAACAGTTTTGCGATGATTACAATGTGACTCGCATCGTGATTGATAAAACGGGTATGGGGTCGGGCGTTTATCAGGAAGTGAGAAAATTTTATCCAATGGCGCAGGGCCTAGAGTATAACGCTGATCTTAAAAATGAAATGGTGTTAAAAACACAAAACTTAATTCAGAAACGTCGCCTTAAATTTGATAGTGGTGACAATGATATCGTGAGTAGTTTTATGACGGTGAAAAAACGAATTACTAGCACGGGGAAAATTACTTATGTTTCAGACCGTTCGGAAGATGCAAGCCACGGCGATTTATCATGGGCAATCATGAACTGTATTTTAAATGTGCCTTATGGTTTAGGCGGCGATGTATCAAGCAACAAATCAACAATATTTACCTTTGAATAGGATAATCCAATGAGCAAAAACACAAAAAAATCCACCGCACTTTCTACTGGAAATCAAGCACAGGCATTTAGCTTTGGTGAACCTATTCCAGTGCTTGACCGTGCAGAAGTACTGAATTATTTCGAAAGCGTGTTGATGTATGAAAAATATTACAACCCGCCAATTAATTTAAGTTACTTAGCTAAAGCCTTAAATGCCTCAGCCCATCACAATAGTGCGATCACGGTGAAGAAAAACATTTTACTTTCAACATGCAAAACAACCGCACTTTTACCTCGTACCCAATTAGAAAAACTGGTGCAAGATTACTTGGTCTTTGGCAATGCTTATGTTGAGAAAACTGTAAATTCGTTTGGTAAAGTCGTATCACTCAAATCCCCCCTTGCTAAATATATGCGTGTCGGTGTTGAAGCTGGCGTGTTTTATCAGATTGTGAATGGATTTGATGAATATGAATTTAAAAAAGGTTCTGTCTTTAACTTGATTAATCCCGATGTGAATCAAGAGATTTATGGTGTGCCAGAATATTTGGCCGCACTTCAATCTGCTTTTTTAAATGAAAGTGCCACATTGTTCCGCCGTAAATATTATCTGAATGGTGCGCATGCGGGTTCGATTATTTACATGACCGACCCAACACAGAACCAAGACGATATTGAAGCAATCAAAACGCAAATCAGACAAACCAAGGGCACTGGCAACTTTAAGAATTTGTTTGTGTATATCCCAAATGGGAAGAAAGATGGGATGCAAGTTATCCCATTGTCTGATGCTATTGCTAAAGATGACTTCCTAAACATTAAGAACGCAAGCCGTGATGATGTGTTAGCCGCGCACCGTGTGCCACCTCAATTAATGGGGATTGTGCCGAATAATACAGGTGGTTTTGGTGACGTTGAAAAGGCAACGCGAGTGTTTTTTATCAATGAGATAATCCCATTGCAAGAAAGATTGAAAGAGATTAATAGTTGGGTAGGGGAAGAAGTGATCACGTTCTCCGATTACAAATTGTTAAATTAG